CGTGCGGCTTTAATTTTTTAATTAATTCGTATGGTGTATCGTCGCTAAACAATACAACTCTATCAACCCAAGGCAATATTTCTAATTGTCTAACACGCTTTACAGCATCATTAATAGGCCGGTCTTCACCTTTGAGACGCTTTACACTTGCGTCACTATTAATACCTACAATTAGTTTTCCACCAAGTGCTTTTGCTTCGGCTAATAGCTCAAAATGGCCTGTGTGTAGTATGTCGAAGACTCCGTTAGTAAACACTATACGTTCTTCAAGATCGCTTACTGTAAGCGTGTGTGTACCTACGTGCTTAACTGCTTCTCTAGATCCTTTAATAGCAAGTTCTAAACAATGTTTGTGGTTGTAATTTTTAGTTAATCCATATACAAATGCAGCTAAGAAACAATCTCCTGCACCTGTAACATCGCTTACTTCTACATCTTCAACAGGCACGTTATATACTTCATCTTCAATACTTGCAACAACATTGTTACCAGCGTTAGTTGTAATAATATTACCTTTCCAATCATTGAATCCAAATTTAGTAAATTCACTATAGTTAGGTTTTACTAGCCATGCGCCTTTATATTGGGTTGCATATTCTTTAGGATCTACAATTATTTTACAATTAAATTTATTAATATGTTCTATAATTGCAAGAGACTCGTCGAGTACACCTTTGTTGTAATCACTTAGTATTACATAATCCCATTGGGAAAAGTTACTACGTAACACATTACGCAATACTGCTTTACTGTCTGCATGGATATCGTCGTCAATGCGCGTAACATAATGTCCGTCACATATTACTCTAGTTTTAATACTGCTAGGTTGTTCGGCTTCAAATAGTGTTACATCAACTCCTAAGCTTTTTAAGTTTTCATAAACAAGTCCTGCACCACCAAGTGATTCAACTTCACGCCGATACTTGACAACAGGCACAGGAGCCTCAGGACTTAGTCGTTCTGAAGTGCCATAGATATATTTGTCGATTATTACATCACCAAGAACTAGTACTTTCATAGTGTTATTATACTATCTTTTAGGTTATTTGTCAAGTAAATTAATTGTTTTAAAAACAGTTTCTAACTTAGTTAAGTTAACTTTACTTTGGAGTGTATTGCGTAGCCCGTGATGTAAAGGCTTGGGCCATTTAGTGAAGCTGCACCAAGCATACCCGTCATGTTCCATATTAAGCTTAGGAACAAATTCTTCTTGAATAACACAAAGGTATGTGTGGAAATAGAATCTACTATCAGGGGAAATAAAACTTTCTAAAGGAAGAGTTTTCTTAATCTCTGGAATAAATCCAATTTCTTCTTCTATTTCTCGTTTAAGACCTTCCCATGGAGTTTCAGCACCTTCGTTAGTGCCGCCTACTAATCCCCATAAGTTATTCCGTCGTCCTTGAGCACGATGTAAGAATAAAAATCTATTTGTATCTAGTGTGTAAAACAGTGCTCCACTGCAAGTAATCATTTCGTTCATACATATACTTACCCGCCGAGTTCAATTCTCCATGTACCAACTGGATAATCACCGTCTACACTTAACAACCATTCGTTGTTATTAAATCTATACTGTACGCTTGTGTTTAAGTTGGTAGTGTATGTAATTTCAGTTGCAGCACTTGCATCGAACACAATATTCCACTTAGCACCGTCCCATTCAATAATATCGTTAGCACTTGCAACTAGCGCACTAGCATCTGCATTTTGCCATGCTACCGGAGATTGAGTTGCAGTAGCACTACCTACATCATCTAATAGTAACAGTCTAACACCACTAGTTTTGATAGCAGTTGGATTATAGTTAGTTGGGTCAATAATATAATCAATACTAGTTCTAGCATCTATTACAGTATCACTTGGAAAACTATCAGCATCCCAATTAATTGCTATTTTACCTTCATCAAATGGATGTAGTGTAAATGTACCTGTAACTGTTTTAGCATTATCGCTATTTGTAAAATAAATTCGACTTACATCAGCAGCATACATTCCAGGAAGAACTTCGAATATCTCTCTCCAGTTCTTATTACCAACTATGCCATTTGAAAACAACTGAGCTTCTGTTCCATTTACAAACGCACCCCATGTTGCATAATTAACATTAGCCATATTTGCTGCTGTAGATGATTGTGCTGATCTTCCAAATTTACCTTCAGTAACACCAGGACGCGGCACATCATCATATGCATTTAATATAGGCTTACTTACGCCGTCTTCAATAGTACCTAGAGTTTCATCAAACATACTTGTAATGATGTTTGTAATAACGCCCATCTTGCGTACTTTAGTAGGTGGACTAATGTATATAGGTATAGTAAATGTAAGTGTGCAAATATCTATTTCACTATCGATACCAACAGGAACACTTCTATTTGACCAAGTTACATTTTCTAAATTAATAACACTAATACTAGTCCAGTCAATAAAATTATCTGTAGTTTGCATTTCTAGACTAGGATTAAATAATACAAGTATTTGTTCTAATAACTGTAATTTTTGATCTGTATTTGTTGTCCAAATATCTGCATTTAATCGCATCATATAAGGAGTAGGAATTAAACGCTCGACTGTATAGTTTTTACCTTGAGTATTTAAATATTCTTTATTTACAGTGTCGTACTCACGTTCTCTAATATTTGTTTTGCGTGTATATGTTGCGTCTGTTAGACGATCTTTATCTAACTCTAATCCTGTTAAATAAACAGCAATACGTGGCGCACTAGGTAGCTTGTTCTCACTATTCTCTCTAATGATGTTTGCTACTTGACGAGATAAATCACCGTAAGTAACAGGCACTTCTTTTTGCCCGCCTTTTCCGTCTTGTACAGGAAAGTTTGCAAGTACTCGCATCATTTGTGTAAGGTACCGTCTTACTTGACCATCGTAAAAATGTTGCATTATGAATTATCCGCCTTAGGTTTAAGTGCTTTGGACAAGCTTTGTCGCTCAGGCACAGATACCCCGTCTATAGTATTAGTATTAGTGTTATTAATAAACGACGATTTCTGTGTTGCTCGTTGAAGTGTATTACTTAGTGTCATTCTAATATCGTCAGTAACTTTAACCCAACGTGCGCCGTCATATCGAAACATTCTATTTGGCAAAAAGTCTGAACGTAAAAAGTAGTCGCCGTCTTCGTTATTAGTTGGAAATTGTATGCCAAACCCAAATGGTGCACCGTTTGGAGCTTCGGAGCCTGTTCCTACTAAGTATCCTGAATAACCTTCTCTATTAGGTTTAGCACTAACTGCGTCTGCACCCATTAAATTACTTGCATCTATATCAGCATCATCTGCTGTTTGTAATGCAACACTACCGTCTTCATTAGTAGCAATAGAGTAATAATGGTTTATGTCAAACCCACTCTTAGGAGCATCTACTGCTGCTTGTGCAACTACTGCATCAGAAATTTGCATTTCTTTTTCGTAAGTTGATAATAAATCTCTAAGCGTATTAGCAGAGCCTTCTTCTGAAGGCAAGTCAAGTATTTCTGCGTATTCTTGACCATCGTATATTTGCTTTAGTTTTAAGCGATATAAGTGAGGATACCAAGTATGACTAAATCCTTCTGCTGCACGATTAACATCTTCTACAACGTAAAACCGTTTAAGTGCAACACTATGATCATTAAGAGCATGTTCGTCTTTTAAGTGCGGCAATTCAATTACATCACCGCTCATTATTTTTCTACCAAGTGTTTTAACACTACTATTAATGTGTATGGTTAGCATTAGTGTATCGTTGCTTAGAAAAAGTCCAAATTGCGATAAGTCAAAGTCGATATCTTGAACATTGTAAATGCCACGCATACTATAAATGTCAGGATCATACTTTCTGTCTCTGTTTTCAAGAAATAATAAGTCTTGTATATTAGTTTCTTTAACAGCATCATAAGTAGGTTGATCAGCAGTGCCTTCCCCTACCGCAGGGTTTTCTGCACCTAAGAATTTGTGAATATTAAGGTCGGTGCCGCCGATAGTAAACATTTCCTGGATTTGTTTGTCTAAGAAATAATAATCGTTGCCACGTTCTGGTTTATATAATGATAAGCGAGGGATAGCTCTTCTCCTATTCGTTATACATATTTATCGTTAAGATAAATACTATTGGAGAACTTCACATGACAACAGCGACACAAAAACAAGAAGTATTTGATTATGTACACACATTTCTCGGAGGAGGAATGGTTGATGTTGAACTTGATCCAATACATTACCAAGCAGCCTTAACAAAGGCACTAACACGTTTTAGACAGCGTAGTGAAAATAGTGTAGAAGAGAGCTATTTGTTCTTAACTACGGTTGTTGATCAAAACGAATATGTATTACCTAGCGTGGTAATGGAAGTTCGTAAATTGCATCGCAGGAGCATTGGATCACGTGGAAACGGCGGCAACGGCGGCAGTTTGTTTGAACCGTTTAACGCAGCTATGACAAACACATATTTGCTATCAGGATCTAAATTAGGCGGACTAGCAACGTACGATATGTTTTCACAGCATCAAGAATTAGTAGGACGTATGTTTGGCTCAGAAATTGAGTTTAAATGGAACAACACTAATAAGAAACTAACATTGCTACAACGCCCTAGAGCAGAAGAAGAAATTTTACTTTTTGCTTATAACTATCGTCCAGATAGCGAGTTATTGAGTGATTACTTAGCAGTGCAGTGGATTAAAGATTATACACTTGCAGCATGTAAGTATATGCTTGGCGAAGCACGTTCAAAGTTTGCTACTATTGCAGGCCCACAAGGCGGTTCCACGCTAAACGGCGACACTCTAAAAGCAGAAGCACAGCAAGAAATGGATAAACTTGAAATTGAAGTATCTATGGCAGTTGCTGGCGGTACAGGATACGGCTTCATAATAGGCTAAAAACACTTGACAGCTCCTAACTTTTAATGTATAATATATATAATTAGTTAGGAGATTTAGATGAACAAACCCAAGTTATTAGTAATAGGTCATGGACGACACGGTAAAGATACTGTGTGTGAAATGCTACGTGACTATTACGGATACACATTTGAAAGTAGTTCAAAGTTTTGTAGTCTACAATTTATATACAATGACCTAAAGGAAAAGTATGGATATGCTAATGAGGAAGAGTGTTATGCTGACAGGCATAATCACAGAGCAGAATGGTATAATGCTATTTGTGATTATAATGTTCCTGATGCAGCAACTCTAGGCAGAGAGATGTTTGAAGCTTACGATATCTATTGTGGGCTACGCAACAAGCGTGAATTCTTTGCAATGCAAAATACTGGTGTATTTGATTACTGTATTTGGGTTGATCGCAGTATACATCTAGAAGCTGAATCTACCGACTCAATGAGCTTAGAGCAATGGATGTCTGACTTTACAATTGACAACAATGGCACATTAGAAGATTTAAAGTTTAATTTAGATCAGTTAATGACTCACTTAGAAGTCAGGACGTAAATCTCCCTGCTTCCAGCGTATACCTTCTTTTTGTATTGTGCGCTGACAGTTAGCACATATAGTTTTAAGATTAGTGTGTCTGCAATTCTTTAAATCTCCATCCATGTGAAATACATTAAACACTTCTGGGTACGTACTTCTAAACCCGCATTTCTCACATGAATCTTTCTTATCGTATCCACGTTGTTTCCATAACGGTATTCCGTGACCAATGCCATTACGCAAACACGTTTCGCATTTCTTTCTATAATAAGTTTTTCCATCTTTGCGGTAGTTAATAGCCGCCGG